AGAAGAATATTTAGATCTAACATCTACTGCTCGACGTCAAGAAGGGCAAGTAGGAAGTTCAGATTAAGGGGTTAACGTGGAAAATTATCATAGCATAATTGTTGATAAAAATAGAGATAAAAGTTTAAATAAGTTTTCAATTGATTTATTAAAAAACTATTATATGAAAGATAGCGAAGATTCTCCACAAGAAGCATTTGCTAGAGCTGCTCTTGCATTCTCAGGCGGAGACGATGAGCTTGCTCAAAGAATATACGATTATGCTTCACAGCAGTGGTTTATGTTTTCTTCACCAATTCTATCAAATGCACCTTCACCAGGCACAAATTCAAGAGGTCTTCCTATTTCTTGCTTTTTGACTTATGTTGATGACAGTCTTGAAGGTCTAATGGATCATAGTGAAGAACTCCGTTGGATGAGCGTTAAAGGTGGAGGTGTAGGGGGACATTGGTCAAGTATTAGAAGCAATAGTGAAATAGCACCTGGGCCTATTCCTTTTCTTAAAACAGTAGATGCAGATATGACTGCATATCGCCAAGGTAAAACAAGAAAAGGTAGTTATGCTGCTTATATGGATATTTCTCATCCTGACATTATTGAGTTTCTAAATATTAGACTGCCTACAGGCGGCGATGTAAATAGAAAGTGTTTTAATCTTCATAATGCTGTTAATATTACAGATGATTTTATGGAAGCTGTAGTTAAAGGTGAAGACTGGAATCTTTTAGACCCAAATGATGGTTCTGTTAGAGACACTGTTAAAGCTAGAGATTTATGGCAAAGAATTCTTGTTACAAGATTTAGAACAGGTGAGCCTTATTTAAACTTTATTGATGAGGCAAACAGACAGCTGCCAGAGTTTCAAAAGGATCTTGGATTAAAAATTCATGGTAGTAACCTATGTAATGAAATCCATTTGCCTACAAGTAAAGATAGAAGTGCTGTTTGTTGTCTATCTTCTTTGAACTTAGAGAAATATGATGAATGGAAAGACACGGCAATCGTAGAAGATCTTATTACTTATTTAGATAATGTTTTGCAATACTTTATTGATAAAACAGAAAACATGAACGGCCTGCTTAAAGCAGGAAATTCAGCTTTTAGAGAAAGAAGTCTAGGATTAGGCGCCATGGGATTTCACTCTCTTCTTCAGAGCAAAAGTATTCCATGGGAATCAGCTATTGCTAAATCAATAAATATGAAGATATTTTCACAAATCAAGAAAAGAGCATACGCACAGACGCAAAAATTAGCGAAAGAAAGAGGAGAGTGTCCTGACGCTGCAGGCCATGGAGTTCGTAATAGTCATCTATTAGCTATTGCCCCTAACGCTAACTCTTCTATTATTGCTGTAACTTCACCTTCTATTGAACCTTGGAAAAGCAATGCATTTACACATAGAACAAGAGTTGGTAGTTATTTAGTAAAAAATCCACATTTAGAAAAAGTATTAAGAGACCAAGCAGAGTCTGTAACAGATAATAAAAATGAACAAAATATACTTATAGAAAAGTTTTGGAAGTCTATAATATTAAATGAAGGATCAGTACAACATTTAGACTGGATGTCTGATTGGCAAAAAGAAGTATTTAAGACAGCTTTTGAGCTAGATCAAAGGTGGCTTATTGATCATGCAGGTGATAGACAAGAATTTATATGTCAAGGTCAAAGTGTTAATTTATTCTTTCCTGCAGGAACAGACAAAAGTGTCGTAAATAGTGTTCATTTAAGAGCATGGAAAAAGAAATTAAAAGGTTTGTACTACCTACGTACAAATGCAGGAGCTAGTGCAGAAAAAGTAAGTGAAAAGATTGAACAAGACAAGCTTAGAGATTTTCAAGATGATGAGTGTTTAAGCTGCCAAGGATAAAAGGAAAAAAATGTCATTACTTAAATATAGTGAAACGTATAAACCATTTAAATATCAGTGGGCCATGGAGCTAGCTGAGTCTCATGAAAAAATACACTGGGGATCATGGGAAGCAAAACTACAAGAAGACGTAAATCAGTGGAAAAGTGGAAAAATCTCTTCTATAGAGAAAAGTCATATTACACAAATTTTACGACTATTTACGCAAAGTGATGTTCAAGTTGGAGGTAACTATTGCGACTTATTTATTCCTAAGTTTAAAAACAATGAAATAAGAAGCATGCTGTTAAGCTTTGCAAATCGGGAAGGCACACACCAGCGTAGTTATGCTCTTCTTAATGACACACTAGGGCTTCCTGAAGAAGAATATAGTGCTTTTCTTGAATATGAAGAACTCAGAGATAAAATTGAGTTTATGCAAGATAACGATGTTTCTACAAGAAAAGGTCTGGCAAAGTCAATAGCGCAATCAGCTTGCAACGAAGGAATGTCCTTGTTTTCAGCATTTGTTATGCTTTTAAACTACCAAAGATTCGGCAAGATGAAAGGAATGTGTGAAATTGTTGAGTGGTCTATTAGAGACGAAACAATGCATGTTCAAGGAATGACAAAGCTATTTAGAGAGTTTCTCAAAGAACATCCTCGCGTGATTAACGACAAGTTTAAATCTGAAGTATATCAGATGTATAGAGACGCCGTAGATTTAGAAGACAAAGTAATTGATTTAGCATATGAAATGGGTTCTATCGAAGGTCTAAATGCTAAAGAAGTTAAACAATATATACGGTATTTAGCTGATAGGCGACTTATACAGCTTGGTCTTAAGCCTAACTATGGCGTCAAAGAAAACCCTCTTAAATGGTTAGATTGGGTTTTAAATGGTGATAGTTTTAAAAACTTCTTTGAAGGAACTGTGACAGATTATTCGGCAATGGGCATGAGTGGCGACAATTGGGGTTGGGAAAGCCTAGAAAGAGACAGTATTTAGTATGAAAGATATTCGTGATGGAATTTTATTTTTTAGTGCAGAGTGGTGTGGCCCTTGTAAAGCAGTTAAAAAATATCTAACAGAAGACGTAATGAAAGAATATAACATTACTAGTGTAGATATTTCTGATCACCCAGAAATAGCAGCAAAACACTTTGTATCATCAGTTCCAACGTTTGTTAAAATTATTAACGGCACAAAAGAAAAAATGTATTCTGGAAGACTTACACTAGAACAGATAAAAAACTTCTAAAAAAATATAAATCTTTTACTTTTAATATATAATCTATATATCAAATGAAAGGTTTGTTATGCAGTGCATTCATGATATTGATAAAAATATTAAAGAAATTGAGTTAAGAAAAGATCCTGTTATTATTCAAGTTAATCAGTTTAATGAAGAAGAGGCAGCTAAATTTAGAAGCTTAGTTTCTATTGCACATAATACAGGTCAAAAAGTTATTCCAGTTATCATTGACTCATATGGAGGGCAAGTTTATTCGCTAATGTCAATGATTTCTTCAATTAAAAGCTCAAAACTTCCTGTTGCAACAATTGTAACAGGAAAAGCTATGTCTTGTGGGGCTATTCTTGCTTCGTTTGGGTCTGAAGGCTTAAAGTTTATGGATCCTGATGCAACACTCATGATTCATGATGTTTCTTCTAGAGCTTTTGGTAAAGTAGAAGAAATTAAAGCAGATGCATCTGAAACTGATCGTTTAAATAAGAAAGTTTATACAATGATGGCTAGAAACTGCGGCAAGCCAGATGACTTTTTTCTTAAAAAGATTCATGACAAAGGACACGCAGACTGGTTCTTAGGAGCTGACGAGGCAGTTGAAATAGGACTTATTGATTTTAAACGAGTGCCTGAAATGACAATTAAGATTTCAGTTGAAGTTGATGTAGCTTAAAGGAGAAGAAATGGAACAATTTAAACATTTAAATAAAAACAAAGACTATGTTAAAACTCTTCAAGAGGAAGTTGGAGCAACACCTGATGGAGTATATGGTCCTGCAACACACCAAAAAGTACTAGATTATTATGAGTCGCCAGTCATTTTTCATATGGGTAAAGTAGTACCTCTATCAGACGCAACATATGAGATTAATCATGATCTTTCGCTATATGAATTAGCAGATGGCACACAAAATTGGTCATCAAGACGTATGACGCCTAAAACTATTTGTGTCCATTGGGGTGGTCTTAATGCTAGACATTGTTATAGAGTTTTTAATAATGCAACAGGAAGACATGTTTCTTCTCATTTTCTGGTAGGAACAAATCCAAAAACAGAAGAGTTTGAAATTATACAGTGTTTAGATACAGGAGTGTCAGCATATCATGCAGGTAAATTTAACCAATATTCGATTGGCATTGATATTTGTATGCATCCTCACCCAAAGTATCAAAATAAAACACAGAAGTTTTACCCAGGTTCATATATGGTAGATAATGACCACGATAGAGTGCCTGTTAAAGAATATATGATGATTAGTGATAAGTTTGCTAAGTTTTGCAGAGATTTTCTTGCTGATCTTCGCTATGCTGTAGAGTTAGATGATAAGCCTGTTTGTGAAGATAACGAAGTCTATCCTGTTAAGGAAGCAGCAAAGTACAGTATTGTAGGACATCATAACATTTCAAATAAAAAATGGGATGTTATTCCTTGGGCAGATAAACTTTATTTTGGACTTTAATTTGTAAAAAAGTTTATCTTGTATTATAATAAATAAAAAGAGGTTAAATGAGCAATAACGATATTTCTATTAAAATTTATGACGATAACATTGGGCACATTAGCCTTGTTCAATGTATGGGCGATGAGCTTACAATTGTTAATTCTGCAAGAGTAAGCTTTGGCGTAAATAAAAGCGAACTTGACGATAGAGACAAGAAGCTTGTTAAATATCTTATTGAGCATAAGCATACATCTACATTAGAACATAATGTTGCAACGTTCTTAATTGAAGTTCCTCTTTTTATTCGATCACAGCACCATCGTCATCGTACGTGGAGTTATAATGAGATTAGCAGACGTTATACAGAATATGATATGAAATTCTATTATCCGAGCAAACTAAGAAGTCAATCAAAGTCTAATAGACAGGCATCAACTGATAACCTTATTGATCCTGATGTTATGACTGGATTTGGTGGGCAAGGTCTTGCGACAGATATTATTAGAGAACATTGCGAAGATTCTTTAGAACTATACAATACTTTAGTTAAGAAAGGTGTTGCAAGAGAACAAGCGCGAATGATTCTTCCACAAAACCTTTATACAAAATATTATGCCACTGCAAATCTTAATAATATTCTTAAGTTTATTGAATTAAGAATTCACGAAGGAGCGCAATGGGAAATTCAACAGTTAGCAAAAGGAATGTTAGAAATTATTGTTAATATTTGGCCTTTTGCTACTAACGTGTATAGAGAAATTAATTCTTATTAGATCATATTTATCTATATAAACGAGGTAACTATATGACAAATTTGCTAAATGAACGCTTTGAAGACATAATCAATATGTTGCTGCATTGCAGAATAAAAGTAGAAGATAAGGATGATCCTAATATCCTAGACATTCTTTCAGATATTAGAGCAATGCCAGGTGTTGCAACAGTAAAGCAGACAAGGCCTCTTTCAGATAAAAAAACTACAAGTGGTAAAAGAATTATCGAAATTAATGTTACGTATAACCCAAAATATATTGATGCTAAAAATCCAAACCCGACACCTTCAGACGGTATGATGAAGCTTTTAAAGATTATTATTAAGACTGAGAGTTTAGATAGAATAAAAGTTGTTGATCATGACGATGTTGGTATTAAATCTAGACTTACCAAAAACCCAATTATTATTTAGGAGACAAAATGAAACTAAGCGATAGCACAATTGCTCACATGGTTAAGTTATTACAGATGGCTATTATGACTGGAACAGATATTTCTGATAATTTTAGAATGATTGAGCTAGTTGAAAACGATGGTCAGCTAGATATTGATAGTGACTACTTAGAAATATTTAATCAGAATCTAGAAAGAATTATTGCTGAAGGTTCGAAGGAAAGCTTAGACGAAGAGGCAGTCTAGTGACTAATATGCTTGAAGAAATTTTTTCACGTCGTGAAGAATTTTTAAAACTTTTAATTAAAAAATATCCTGAAACATTTCCACATCAATGGCCTGTTGATATTACAACAAAAGAGTCACAAAAGTTTATTCGACAAATTGCATTAAATGGCGTTGAAGAAATGTTTGAGGCTTTAGGTCATCTTAAAAACTGGAAGCCACATAGATCTTCTGATATGCCTGATGTTGATAAAGAAGAGTTTTTAGAAGAAATTGTTGATGCATTTAATTACTTTTTTAATTTAATGATTCTTTGTGGTGTAGATTATAATAAATTTTTTGAAGCTTTCATGAAAAAACATGACATAATTAAGAATAGGCTGGAAAACGGATATTAAAATGTCTTCTCAAATAAATCGTGACATTGATTACTTTATTGATTTATTTGAGAAACATATAGAAGACCAAATTCTTTTTCACCTAGGCATTTTAAAAGAGTTTGAGTTAGTAATCAACTTAAGTTTTGATGAACTATTAGTATCAGTTCATAAAGATAAAAGAATCATATATGACAATAGTGTTACAATAGCACCGTCGCATAACAAACATATATTTAGTAGTACAGATCTTTCCTTAGAGGCAAATTGTGTCTTTAGAAATAAAAGAAAGTTTTCTGCTGTTAATAATACTTTTTATTATGTTTTAAAAAATCAAGCAGATATTGACTTTAATTTAGAAGACTTTGACGATGGCGTAATAATATCTAACTGTATTTATAATATGAACATAGACATGTATTTATCATTTAAAGCTTCCTTTATAGCTTATATTGCAAAAGAAATTGTGAACGCTGTAGAAGCATTATACTCAATTCCATTAAATGAAGATATTAGAGACGCAAAAAGAGTAATTGATTTTTACAACTGCTATAATAAATATAAGAAGCTACACTTAAGTGCTTTATATAGACATAATGCTGTTAAAAGCCTTATGCGAAAAGAAGTAAAAACATTAGTTGAAAAGTCTTTAAGAGGAAAAAATGAAAAGTAAATATACCCTTAAATCATTAATAGAAAACATTGATCAAGAACTAGAAAAAGAAAATAGCCCACAAAGAAAACATTTAGAATCTGCAATTAATTTAATAACAAAAAGAGTTAGTTCAATAAACTCAGCTTATACCTTTATTGAAGATCTTAGAGGGTCTTTAAGGTTTAGAGATAAAATTGACCCTTCTATAATGGATGATAATCAGCTACAATTTTCTTCCACACTGCTGGCACTATTTATTTTAGTATCACAAACAGGCTATCGAATGGATCAGTCACAGGTCGATATTATTATTAATACATTTGCCAGCAAACTTTCAGAACATCAACTTGACGATTTTATGAAAGCAATAAAAGACTTAGATAAATAATGTAAAATAGATTAATTTATTATACAATAAGTCCAGAGGTAAAAATGGACTTAAAAAATTATTTAAAGCTACAAGAAAAATTTTCTAAGATTTTTTATGACAAAGAAACAATGACTGACAAAGAAAAAGAGGAGATGATCAAAACTCTTTCTTTGTCACTTCATAACGAAGTATCTCAGGTAGTTTCTTCAACAAATTATAAATTTTACGATAAAAAAGAGTATGATATTAACACAGGTAAAATTTTATATAAGTCAGTAGATACTTTTAGATATTTATTGGCCCTTTTAAATTTATGTAATATTGATGAAGAAACTTTTCTAAAAGCATTTCAACATAGAGACAACTATCTTCATAAAAAAGTTAATTACAAGTCTACAAAATGTCCTGTTGTAGTAATCGATATTGATGATGTTTTATTAAGCTTTAGATATACATTCAACGAATGGATTAGAAGCAAATACAATGTTTTTATTGATGACAATTCTGATCAATACTATTCTTCTATTGCAGTTAAAGAAATAGGTTTAAGCCCTGAGTCTGTTTTTGAAGATTTTATTAAAGAAGATGGTTTGCTAACAATACCTGCATTTAAAAATGCAGCAAATATGACACGTCAGTTAAAAACGTTAGGATTTGAAATACATTTACTTACAAGCAGGCCAGAAAAAAATCTAAAATGTAAGTATCAAACAATGCAAAGTTTAATTGACAATAATATTACTTTTGATAAGCTAAACTTTTCTTTTGAAAAGTATATTTGGCTAGCAAAACAAGATTTTTATCTAGACGGAAGATTTAAGTTTGCCATAGATGACTCGCCAAAACATGTCACCGAGTATGCAAATCATGATGTTTCTGTAGTAATGCCAATATATGAGTATAACAAAAGTGTCTTAAATCATGCAAAAAAAGAAAAGTATATCTTTGATACTACACTACAAAATATGCATTCTAAAGTTTTTAACTTGGCAAGTATGCTAAAATAATTGTAAATTTGAATTTTAATTATTAATATATTAACGTAACAACAAAAGGAAATTAAATGCCACTTAATAAAAATATTAATCCAATTACGCTTCCAATGGACCTTAAATTTGGTCAGGCTTGTAATACAACTTTCCAAAATAATCTAGATGCACTTAAAGTAGAACTAATTGACTCTCCGACAAGAGAACAAGCGCATAATGTTGCATGGTGTTACACAAAAGCTACTTGGGCAGATGATCCTTATCAATCTGCACCTGACAATGTTCCTACGCGTGATAAGTCTCTTAATCTTATTGATGTACTTAACTTTAGAGCACTTCCTACACCTATGGAGTGTCTTGGATTTACGTTTAGAATTAGTGGAATTTCACTTCAAACAGTAACACATCTTATTCGCCATCGAGCAGGTTCGTTTGCTGCTCAATGTACTGGTGATCGTGATCTTCGTGATGATCCGGCAGTTGTTCCAGAGTCAATTGAAAATTCACCAGAGTTTTATGAAAGGTATCAACGACTTGTTGAAGATACAAAGCAACTATATGCTGACATGGTTGATTCTAAGTCTATCTCAATGATGGATGCACGCGTTATTCTTCCTAAATGCCTTACTTCTTTCTATTATGCACGATTTAATATTAAAGACTTAATTGGACTTGTTCGACAGCGACAAGATGTTCAAATTCAGCCTGAAGTTGATAATATTCTTGCAACTCAAATGGCACGCCTTATTTGCGAGCGAATCCCAGAGTTTTCAACTGTACTTGACTTTGATCGTCCTGATGTGCATTATATTAAGACGTTTCGTGTAAAGGAAGGTAACGTATGGACAAGCAAAGGCACAAACCTTTATCAACCTGAGCCAAAGAATGATTCATTTGATTATCATGAGCAGGATACAATTTATCCTTGTCGACGCGAAGCTCTTAACGGGACAAATGGCACACCTTTTGAAAAGAAATTTACGCAAATGTGGGACAATGACGTTCTTGCAATTGATAGTATTCGATCAACACTAAATAAGGAGAATTCTTAGTATGTCTAATATTATTTCTTTACCTGAAAATCGTCAATGGAAAATTTATCTTGCAAGTGGATGGTTTTCGCCAGAAGCTTCAAAAGAGCTAGATGAGCTTGAAGAGTATTTTGGAAACTTAGGACAAATTGATTTGGCAGCGCCTAGACAAATTTTTGTTTGTCCTCCAAATGCTCCACAACATGTTCAAGAGAAGACATTTCAAGGTAACCTAGATCATATCAAGACAGCAGACTTTGTTTTTGTTAATACTCGTGACAAAGATATCGGAACTATTTGGGAAGCTGGATATGCATATGCACATGGCAAGCCTATCGTATATTATTGCGCAGGTCTTCCTCCTAGCGCTAAATTTAATCTAATGCTAGCAAAAAGTGGAATTAAAGTTTGTACAAGTATGGACCAGCTAACCGATTATATGGACAGATGCTTTGCAGGAAAAAGCCTTCTCGTTGAACCTTATAACTTGGCAATCGAGTAAAAATGCCTGAAGGACCTGAAGTTAAGCTATATGTTGATAAGCTAAATCAGCAATATACAAATAAAACTATTAAAGAAATTAATGTAATTAGTGGAAGATATCTTAAAAAACCAATTCAAAACTTAAACATTTTAAATGGGCAAAAATTACTTTCAGTTAATTGTAAGGGTAAATTTATTTGGTTAGAACTTCAGCAAAATATTATATTTAGCACCTTAGGTATGACAGGTAGCTGGTCAAGAGTAAATAAAACACACTCTAGAATTAAAATAACTTTTAACGACGACGATCACGTTTACTTTAACGACATTAGAAACTTTGGAACTTTTCATGTTAAAACAAGAGAAGATCTAGTTAAAAAGCTCAAGTCAATTGGTCCTGATATGCTGAGTAATCCTCCACATAACTTTATTCAAATTATGAGAAAGAGAGACAGTAAAAATATATGTGAAGTTTTAATGAAGCAAAATGTCATAAGCGGTGTTGGAAATTATATTAAGGCAGAAAGTTTGTGGTTATCTAAAATCAACCCGCACGCAACAATAAAAAATCTTTCAGACAAAGATTTAATGCGTCTAGAGCTAGCTATACTACAGGTAATAAGAGAATCATATAAAAGTCAGGGCGCTTCACTAAAAACATATACAAACTTTGATAATGAAGAAGGTGAAGCAACCGACTTTTTTAATGTTTATAGTAAAAAGATTGATACGCTAGGCAATCAAGTTCTCAAAGAAGAGACGCCAGACAAAAGGACAACACATTGGTCACCTACTAGACAAGTATTTGGTGTTGTAAATTAGTGCCTCATATTGTACAATAAAACAAAAAGGATATTAAATGAAGATTGCTATTACAGGTGAAAGTGGCTTTATTGGTAGAAATCTACCTAAGTCTATTAAAAAATTTGGTCATGAGTTTGTATCGCTAAACGACTACACTAATTTTGTTAGTAGACGCCCAAGAACTAATGAGCCATGTGTTTATAATAATAGCGAACAAACATGGATTAGAGCTTTTTACGATTTAGATATTGACGTAGTTATTCATAATGCTGCTGTGGTAGGTACAGATGTTGTAGCGCTAAACTCTACTGATTCTACACTAAGTAATGTTGCAGGAACACATAATATTGTTCGCGCGGCAAATGCATGTGATGTAGGTGTTTGTTATACAGGTACAACAGTAATTTATGACACGGCTAGATATCAAACAAGTAAAATTGTTGAAAATTCTGCTAGAAAGCCAACTACTCTTTACGGATGCCAGAAGGTTGCTGCAGAAGATATTATTCGCGGAATGTGTGAAAAATGGAATATTGTTAGACCACTATTTGCATTTGGAGGCATTGGAGACATGAATTCACTTATTGCAAAAGGCTTATATTCAGCACTTAATGGTAGAAATGACATTAAAATGTTTCTTGATCCTATGAAAGTTAAAGACTATCTTTACGTTGAAGACTTTTGTGACGGTGTAATGTCTGTTATTTCGAAAGATCTCTGGCAAGATGACTTTAATGTTGCAGCAGAAACACCTTGTGTAACTCGTGATATTGTTAATATTATGCAAGAAATTACTGGATTAGACATGAATGAGGTTTTCTCCTGGCAGCCTCAAACTGATTATCTTGGTAACCATAGGCTTTCTTCAAACAAGATTCGCAAACAAACAAATTGGCAACCGCAATACAGTCTTCGAAGCGGAATTCAAGAAGTTTGGGGTAGTCTTAACTTAGATAAGTCTAATGACTATAATCCGCTGCTACACTTGGACAAAGCCAAAGTAGACGGCTTTGACTTAGAGAGCCATTTTCCTAAAGTCTAAAATAGGGACAAAAAAATGGTGCGAATCCCCTAAATATAATAAAAGGAGGATTTATGCCAGTTTTAAAGAATTGCCAGACATGTGGCAAAGAATATAAGGTTAGTCCTAAAAGGGCAGAAAAAAGCAAGTATTGTACTGTAACTTGTAGAAATAGAGGAATAAACGAGTCTAAAAAAATTCCTCTAGAAAGCAGAAAATGTAAAGCTTGCAACAGTGTTTTTCTTGTTAAAGAAAACTCTGATCAAATGTATTGTGCAAAAAGCTGTTACATCAAAGAAGTTAAACTTGATACAGTAAAGAAAAATTGTCCGGTTTGCAAAAAAGAGTTTGAAAGGCCTTTAGGGAGAGAGACCAAGCATTGTTCTAAGACGTGTAGAAACTATGCACAGTCATCAGGACAAATATCTATGCCTAGGACAACAAGGGCAGGATATAGAAGAGATTTACCTAACAACTACTTTTTTAAAAGCGCTTTAGAAGCAGACTTTGCAAGATACTGCAACTGGACAAATAAAAAATGGATCTACGAACACAAAACATTTCAGTTTAAAATGGACGGCTATGTGAGATCATACACGCCAGACTTTTACTTGCCTGAAGAAGACAAGTATATTGAAACAAAGGCTAAAAGAAGAGACTCTAAGTATGATGCTAACTTGGCAGCCGCGGCTTTGTTAAAAAGAGACCATGGTATAAATATTGAAGTTGTCTTTATGCGGCCTTTTTATAAAGATCTTAAAGATAGAAACTTATATTGGGTTATTCCTCACCTTGAATTTAGAGACTATGGAGGAACAAAATGGCTATCATATCAAGATCATAGCGAAAGAGATGACGAGAGATACGTTATAGAGAAAACACAATAACGAGACAGCCTTTTAGTTTTTCTTTGACATTATTAAAGCTGTCTTGAGTTATATGGTAACATTGTCTAAATACATCAACTAATTGTTGTTTTTCTTCTCTAGAGAATTTTTCTTCACTTAAGCTTAGTATTTCTTCGACATCATTAGCACTTTTCATTTTAATATAGCAATATGACATAGCTGAAGCATTTAGATCATCTAAGCCTGCTT